CAATTACAGAAACACGACTTAATAACTTTACTTAAAAGAGCAAGAGGTATAGAAAAACCCATTGAGCCCATTAAAGCAAAAGTAAGTGCTGGTCCTGCTGAACCTGCATTTGGTCAACCACCAAGTAGAAATAATGAATATCAAATTTATGACAGTAGAACTGGTGAAGAATATGAACTTTTTCAGGCACGGGATGATGAACAAGCATTGGCAAGATTAGATGATTATCGTCGCATGGCTAGAAATAGTGCTAGTTCACTGGATCCCAATAGGTTTGTTCTCCGTCATGTGGTGAATGCATAATGATATCTAAATCATTCGTGGGTGAGGCTGCGGTCATGGAGTTATATAAAAAACTTCCTAGCCTATCTAAACATAACTACAAGACCATTGATAAATTGTTAAGAGCAATTGCTAAAAAACATGACATTAATCATGATGCGTTAAATGATTTATTTGTGAAAAAATTCAAGCGTAGGCCTGATAGTTGGATTAAAGGTAAATTAGACGAAGCCGATGATGATTATGAGTTAGAACAAGAAGTAGAAAAATTTGTAGATTGGGCTGCTAAAAAGTTAAATCTACAAACCACTCCCAAGATTGAATTAAGCATGGATACCGAAGAAGCACAAACTAATCATCATACCGGTAGACATGTACACGGTGAAAATAGCATTTGGGTATATGCTAAAAATCGTAACTTGGTTGATATCCTAAGAACGGTATTTCATGAATTGGTTCACGTTAAACAAGGTGAATTGGATATGATTAAACCAGGATCAAGTTATCCGGGTAGCCCAATTGAAGCTCAAGCAGATATGCTTGCTGGGAAATTTATTAAGATATACGGCGAACAGAATCACCATATTTTCCAATAACAGTTTGACTTAAATTCAAATCTGTGTTATCATACACAGATGCTTAAATTACTTTTTCCATTACCAAAACAAATTACCATTGCTCTAAGTGGTGGCGTAGATAGTGTAGCTATCACTGATTTTCTTACGAAAAATCATGAGGTAACGTGTGCGTTTTATCATCATGGAACAGACAATTCTCAACGGGCATTTGAGTTCGTTGCCAAATTCTGCACTGATCGGGATCTTCCTCTCTTAGTTGGAATGCTCTACACATCCAAACCCAAAGAATTAAGCCAAGAAGAATTTTGGCGAAACGAAAGATACAAGTTTTTTGAACCACTTGGTCCTGTGGTAACCGGACATCACCTTGATGACTGTACCGAAACTTATCTTTGGTCTTGTATGCATGGTACTCCCAAAGTAATTCCAAAAACCAGAGACAACGTATTACGTCCTTTTCTAACTACTAGAAAAAGTGAATTTGTTAATTGGTGCGAACGTAAAAATATTAGCTGGTGTGAGGATCTAAGTAATGATGACGTTCAATATACCCGTAATTACATTAGGCATTTGATGATGCCCAATGCATTAAAAGTTAACCCGGGTCTACATACTGTGGTAAAACGTTTGATTGAAAAACAAGACTAAATGATTGACTTTATCCACACAAACATATATACTATCACACTTTAAAGGAGAACACATGTCTACACGAACTTTTAGCGCCGAAGCAAAACTTAAACTTACGCAAATGGTCAATGAAGGTATGGCAACTATGCATGAAATCGATGCCCTTACTGAAGGATTGTCGGATACCGTTAAAGCAGTAGCAGAAGAATTGGAAATTAAACCAAGTATTCTAAAAAAAGCAATCCGAATCGCACATAAGGCCAGCTTGGGACAGACTAACAAGGAACACGAAGATTTGAACGAAATCTTAGAAACCGTTGGAAAAACTCTTTGAGTTATGTAGATGCTATCTTAGACAGAGATTCAGATAGAATTTTTGTCGTAGAACGAACTCCCGAAGGTAAACGTACTTATCGTGAGTTTCCTACTAACTATACTATGTATTTTACCGATCCAAAAGGTAAACATCGTAGTATTTATGGAGATCCTGTTAGCAAATTTTCAACTCGCAAACGTGCCGAGTTTGAAAAAGAACGTAGAATTCATTCAGGTAAAAAACTGTTCGAAAGTGACGTTAATGTCTTATTTAGGTGCTTAAGTGAAAACTACTTAAAAGTAGATGCACCTAAACTTCATACATGCTTTTTTGACATTGAGGTTGATTTCGATCCTGAAAAGGGATTTAGTCCCACAAGCGACCCATTCAACCCAGTAACAGCTATTAGTTGTTATTTGGATTGGCTTGATAAATGCTTTACACTGGTCATTGCTCCCAAACATATGACTGAAGAAACGGCACAAGAAATTGTAGGAGAATTTGATAACACTATTCTGTTTAAAAACGAAAAGGATATGTTTGATGTTTTCTTTCAACTGATTGAAGATGCCGATGTACTAACTGGTTGGAACTCTGAGGGATATGATATACCTTACATGGTCAATCGTGTTACTAGGGTCATGAGTAAGGATGATACACGCAAGTTTTGCTTGATGGGTCAACTTCCCAAGCCACGTGAATATGAAAGATTTGGTAAAAGTGAAACGACCTATGACTTGGTTGGTCGTGTTCACATGGACTATCTACAATTATATAAAAAGTATAACTATGAAAGTAGACATAGCTATAAGCTAGACTCTATCGGTGAGATGGAAGTAGGTGAAAACAAAACGCAATATGAAGGTACTCTTGACCAATTGTATAATAAAGACTTTAAACGCTTTATTGAATACAACAGGCAAGATACAATGTTGTTGGTTAAGATTCACAACAAGTTAAAATTCTTAGAATTGGCAAATCAACTGGCACATGAGAACACAGTATTGCTTCCAACAGTAATGGGTTCTGTGGCGATGATTGAAATGGCAATTATGAATGAAGCCCACGAACGTGGATTAGTTGTTCCTGATAAAAAACGAAAGGTTGAAAATGCAGAAGATGTCCAGCAAGCAGCAGGTGCCTATGTTGCTACTCCCAAAAGAGGTATTCACGAATGGGTTGGGGCGGTCGATATCAACTCGCTCTACCCCTCAGCTATCCGCGCTCTTAACATGGCCCCAGAAACCATTGTCGCACAGGTCAGACAAACACTTACTGACCAATACATGTATGAAAAAGGTCGTCGGTTAGCCACTGAAAAGAAACGATACAAAGAAGGCGATGATGACGTAACAGGTAGTATTCTTTGGGAAAACTTGTTTGGCTCTCTGGAATATACTGCTGTTATGAATCAAGAACGTGGCACTATGCTTACACTAGACTATGAAGATGGTCGTAGTGTAGAAATGAGTGCGGCAGAAATATGGAAGTTGATATTTGATAGCCATAAGCCATATATCATTAGCGCAAATGGTACTATCTATACTTACGAAAAAGAGGGCGTTATTCCAGGTCTACTCTCACGTTGGTACAGTGATCGCAAGGTCATGCAGAAAAAACTTAAAGAATCTACTAATGTCGAAGATCGAGAGTATTGGGATAAACGTCAATTGGTTCGTAAGATTTTGCTAAACTCTGCATATGGCGCCCTGCTCAATGAACATTGTCGTTTCTATGATAAGCGTATTGGTCAAAGTGTTACTCTAAGCGGTCGACAAATTGTTCGTCATATGATGAGTACTATCAATGAATTAGTTGAAGGTACTTATTCTCATGAGGGCAGTGCAATTGTATATGGCGATACTGATAGTTGTTATTTCACCGCATATCCTATGCTCAAAGATCAAATTGCCAAAGGTGAATTAGAGTGGAATAAAGAAATGTGCATTGGCTTGTATGATAGCATAGCGGATCAAGCTAATGATTCGTTTCCATCTTTCATGGAACGTGCGTTTCATGCTCCAAGAAAGAACGGAGAAATCATCAAAGCTGGTCGTGAATTGATTGGTGATCGTAGTTTGTTTATCACTAAGAAACGATACGCTATCAATATCTTTGACAAAGAAGGTAAACGTAAAGACATTAATGGTAAAACAGGTGATATCAAAGCCATGGGGCTTGACTTAAAACGTGCTGATACTCCCAAGTATATACAAGAATTCTTAATGGATATTCTTAAGCAAGTGCTTGCCGGTGAGCAAAGAGATCAGATTATTGAATTAATTAAACAGTTCAAGCGTCAGTTATCAGCACAGGACAGTTGGACTAAAGGATCGCCCAAGTCAGTTAATAAACTTACCATGTATGGCGACTTAGAAGCAAAAAGCAAGGTTGGTAAAGCTAACATGCCGGGTCATGTTAGAGCCGCTCTTAATTATAACTATTTGCGTAAAGTAAACAGTGATAATTATTCAATGAAAATTGTAGATGGTATGAAAGTGGTAGTGTGTAAACTTAAACAAAATCCACTGGGGTTTACTTCAGTAGCTTATCCAACAGATGAGTTGAGATTGCCTGCATGGTTTTGTGAACTTCCATTTGATGACGCTGAAATGGAAAGAACTCTAGTAGATGAAAAGATTGAAAATTTATTGGGTGTATTGGATTGGAATCTACGTAGCGATACCAATACCACAACAACATTTGATGATTTATTTTCTTTTGGTTAAATTGATGTTGCATTTCGCAATAAATTCCACTATAATATGTACTATAGAAACCTAAATAACAGATATAAAGGAAAAATATGAAAGATAATTTAAAAGACTTGATTCAATATACACATGGATTAGGGTGTATTGACCTTATCAAAATCACAGGTACTGATACTGAAACACAGATTAACGCTGTTGCCGAAGACAAAAGCGTTATTGTTAATGGAAAGTTTAATAGTCCCTCTGCTGATTTTATTGGTACATTTGGGATGCCTAATCTCAACAAACTCAAAACTATTCTTAGTTTTGATGACTATGATGAACGTGCCGTAATTAATGTCACTAGACAAAATAAAAACGGAGAAGATGTGCCAGTTGGCATTCACTTTGAAACAAAAGTCGGTGACTTTGTTAATGATTATCGTTTGATGGCTAAGGCTGTTATCGAAGAAAAAGTAAAGCCCCCAACATTCAAAGGTGCTCAATGGAACGTAGAGTTTGAACCTACTGTTGCAGGTATCTTGCGTTTGAAAAAACAAGCACAGGCTAATAGCGAAGAACAAAATTTCGTTACTAAAACTGATAACGGTGATCTTAAGATTTACTTTGGTGATCCATCAACTCACTCGGGTAACTTTGTTTTTCAGCTAGATATTACTGGTACACTAAGTCGTCAATGGCAGTGGCCCGTTAAAGTTTTCTTAGCACTCATGGATCTTCCCGGTGACAAAATCGTTCGTATTTCTGATCAAGGTGTTGCTGAAATTACGGTTGACAGTGGAATCGCTACATATCAATATCTTCTGCCTGCTCAAGTAAAATGATTAAAATTAATCATTCAGGTAGTATGCCATTTTTTCAAAATGATACTTCATATAATTTACCAAGTGTTACTGGGTCTGTTCAATGGAACGGCATGAGTAAAAAATTTCAGGTAAGTAATGGCACTGGTTGGATAGATATTGAAAATTCAATAAATTTAAATGCTGACCATGATTATCTGATGATCTTGAGATGGGCTAGAGAAAAAATGCATGAAGAACACGAACTAGAAAAGCTAGCAAAAGAAAATACTACTCTGAAAGATTTAGTTGACCAACTCAACTACACTAAAGAGCAGATTAAAGTGGTTACTACGCTCTTAAAAGCATAATGGAACAAGTAAATCTATCAGCCGCACACAATCCCGATTGGGCACTATTCTTACCAGCAGTTAGTAGTTTCTACATCGCTGGCTTGGGTAAACAGCGCAATGGTGAAGAATATTTTGACACTGCAAGAATCCCACAAGGGTTTGGTGGCGATGTAGAAAAACTAAACTTTCTTAATAGTAAAGAAGGACTGTACTACTATAAGTGGGGACTCTACTCTGCTGGTCACGCTAATTTAGATACTACTAAAGTTGACTTCAACGAAAGTATTATCCGTGACCGTGAAGCAGGTACATTCATGCTAGGTGATTCAGGTGGTTTTCAAATTCTTAAAGGTCAATGGCCCGCAGATTGGAAAGATCCCAACTGTCCCAAAGCAATGATCAAGCGTAAAGCAGTTCTAAATTGGATGGACACATACATGGACTATGGAATGTGTCTTGATATTCCTTCGCAATCTCTACGCACATTTCACTTAAAAGACCCAAAGACTGGTAAATCACTGCATGGCATCAGTACCATTCAAGAGGCTATTGATGCTACTCATATCAATAACAAATATTTTATTGAGAACCGTAATGGTAACTGCAAGTTTTTAAATGTTCTACAGGGTCTTACACATACTCAAAGTGATCAATGGTATGAAGAGATGAAAAAGTACTGTGATCCAAATATCTATCCTGAAAATCATTTCAATGGCTGGGCATTTGGTGGACAAACTAAGATTGATATTCATCTTACACTTAAACGAATCGTGGGTATTATCCATGATGGTCTTCTACAAGAAGGTAAACATGATTTGATTCATTGTTTGGGCACAAGTATCTTAGAATATGCTGTACTTTTTTCAGATATCCAGCGAGCGGTTCGTAAATATCATAATCCAAAACTTCAGATTACTTTTGACTGCGCTAGTCCATTTTTCAGTGCGGCTAAAGGACTAGCATATTTCAATACCAGTATTGAGCATAATAAGAAATGGTCCTATAGCATGGAAAAAACCGCAGAGAGAAAATCTTATGCTACGGATACTCGTAAATTTAGAGATGCTGTTTTACAAGATGGTGTCCATAAACTATTTACAGATAGTCCTGTAACTGATAGAATGCTAGTAAGGGATCTATGTTATCGTGGTCAAGGATTCATTGGTCAACATGGGAAAGAAACAAAAACTAGTTGGGATACACTAAGTTATACTTTGCTACAAAGTCACAATGTATATCAGCATATCTATGCGGTACAAGAGGCTAATCGTAGATATGAGCAAGGTATCATTCCAAAAATGATTATGAATGAAACGTTTGAGCGTATTCGTTTTAGTG